CGATCACACTAACCATCAATTCTGCGGAGGTACCTCCGTTCGACGGTAGCGGCAACCAATCCGCTGGCATCTATTACGCGGTCGCTAATTTCAATCTCGGGCTCATCCGGCTGGTTGACCAAATCGGGGAACCAGTAACGCCGACCGCTTCCACATCCTGCACGATTGACTACCACTGCGCCACCAACGTCACCAAATTCGATGTGAAACTGCCTGCAAATACGGAGCTATCAGCACACATCGACGGCGCCCTTGACGCCATTGGCGCCGCGCGCGCCACGCTGGATCAAAAACGGTTCGTCAAGGTAGATTTTGCGCTGATGTCCCCGGTATTAAACAACGTTCTCACCAATGCCCGTTCATTCAATGCGTCTTGGCAGCGTACCGGGTCAACACTCTCTCCGCTCCAGGGCGATTTGGACAGAATCAAGTCGATTGAGTGTTGGGCGACGAACGTCGTCTGTGACCTCGGTGATGAACGCGCAATTCTGGGCCAAAGCGGAACACTTTCTTATGCTATCGCCAAGCCGTTTTTTACGGGCACGCCCTTTGAGCGCCAAGACACCAATGGGCCAACCGGCGAGAAAGTGGCGTATGGCGAGGAATATAGCGCAATCGTCGTTCCATCAGCGATCCGTCACCGGTTGACCTCGGTAATCATCTACGATTCCGACGCACGCGCGGCGGCTGTGTAACCGAACCCCTGCCCTGATGCGGTTTTTCCTGCATTGGGGTCAGCCCCGAGAGTGAGCTGGTCAGTGAAGGGTAGCAGCGCGCATAAGCGCGCTGTGATCATCGGCGGTGGCGCGATGCCTCCTCGGGTAGCCACCGACCGATTTTTACAATGAATTCGGAGTTTCTATGGATGCCCGAATGGCGAGAGACATTGTAGAAACCGCTGGCGATTTGCCGTTGGTGCGGCTATGTGAAATCGCGCAAGAAATGCGGCCATACCGGGTTTATGCAAGTTACGGAATTCTATACAGAATGTGCTTAGATGGCGATTTGCAGAGCTTTCGAGACAAGAGAGGGCGGGTTTGGGTTGTGGGGCGTGCTGATGAACTCGCAGCGCGAGTAGTGCGGAGGTTTGAATATGTAAATGGCCGTTGGTCGCCAAGGCATCGCCAGTTTTTAACGCACTCGGGCGAGTGAATAACTTGGCTTCTTCAAATGTTTTTTGGTACAAACAATCTTGTTTGTGGAAATGACTCCCACTTAAAGCTGTTATTCCTTGGCCGGGATAGCTTTAAGTGGGGATTTTGCAGGATGGACACCTACGAACGCCCATTGCGTTGCGCTTTTTGCGTCGAAGGATACGTAAAGGCTACCACTGGTATCCATCGCTGCGCAATCGAACCGATAGCGGATTGTGCAAAAAATGAACGCGAAGTATTTCGAAATCCCCCTGCCAGATCTTGGGCGCAAGCTTGCGAACGAGGGAATTTACATAAACTACAATAGTTTATGGAAGATGACCGCAACCGGACGCTTGCAGACAAAGCGTGTCCTAGGCCGAATTGCCGTTGTCGGTACCTGGCCAGCTATCGTCCATACGATCCGAACACACGGCCCAAAGCCGCGTAATTTTACTGTCCCCACAAACAATTAAGGCCAGCTCCTAAACGGAGACTGGCCAGCGCCTAAAAAAACAGCTTAAAACAACGCCATAGACAAGCGTTATTGTACCAGATTTATAGGCGCTATGTCAGTCTCCAAAAACGCATTTTTGGAGATTTTTCAATGTCTGCTAAACCTACACCCACATCGTTGCAATCCGCCGTGGCCGCCCTGGAGGCGCTGGGCTGCAACCCGATACCCACCAACGGCGGAAGCGCTTACATAGCCCGCTGTCCCTGTCATGATGACAGCACCCCTAGCCTGAGCATCAGCACAGGCGACAAGCAGGCGGTCATTCTCCACTGCCACGCCGGTTGTGATCCACGCGACATACTCAAGGCGCTGGGTATCCAGTCCAATCCGGCAATCGATAAACGGCGCATTGTGGCCACTTACGACTATCGCGATGCTCATGGTGCATTGATCAGTCAGAAAGTCCGCTACGAACCAAAAGATTTTCTGCAGCGCTGGCCAGACGGTCACGGCGGCTGGCTATGGAAGCGTCCGCGCAACGCGCCCTACACGCTCTATCGACTCCCCGAACTACTCGTGGCCATTGAGAAGGGAGATACCGTCTATCTGGTGGAAGGTGAAAAGGATGCCGACCGGCTGGCAGCGCTGGGACTGGCGGCAACTTCTAACATTGAAGGCGCGGCAAAACCCGGTCAGCGGGCTAAGTGGCGACCGGACTACACGGCGCAACTATCCGGCGCTGACCGCGTGGTGTTGATCCCCGACAACGACGAACCCGGCAGAGCGCACATGGCCGGCGTGGCCAAGGCGCTGGGACAGCGGGCAACCGTGGTTAATCTCCAAGGCCTGCCCGTCAAGGGCGACGTGTCGGACTGGCTAAGTCAGGGGCATACCGCCGATGAGTTGCGCGCGCTGGCGGAACACACCAGCCAAGGCCCCACGCTGACATTTATCACCGCTCCCGGCAGTCCGTGGCGACAAATTAACGATGATCATGAAGACTTCGCTCGTGAAAAGTTTTCAATGAAGTCTTCAGAGTCTTCAGGTTCATCAGAATCAATAGCTTATAAGTTTCCAAGTCTTCAGCAACCCTTCAGCAACCCTTCAGCCAACCCTTCAGAACCCTTCAGGGTGACGGTTCCAAATCTGGAAACGGTATCGAGTAAGGGTTCTGCTGAAACCGTTATCGACTCAAAAGCAGCTCAATTGCTGGCGTCTGTTCTCTCGGGACGGCTGGCGTTTTGCCGTGATACCCAACTGTGGCACGGGTTCACCGGGACACACTGGCAACCCTTCACCTCGTCCGCCGTGGCGGATGAACTCATTACTCGGTTGGTGTATGCCGGAACCCCCGTGGTTGGATTTGAGGCGCGTTATCTGAATGCCTTAACCGGGTTGCTGCGCAAGGGCCTTCTGCCACTCCCGGAGCCCATGCCAGAAAGTGCCCGGTTGATCCCGTTCGCGAACGGGCTTCTTGACCCGGTGACTCGCTCCCTAGCGCCGATCACCCCGGACAACGCAGCCACTTGGTCGCTTCCTTATGCCTACACCCCGGCGGCGGATTGTCCGACCATCAAGGCGTGGCTGAAAAAAGCGGTTGGGAATGATCCAGCCACGGTTGAATTCTTGCGCGCCTGGCTGGCTGCGTTGCTCACTGGACGCGCTGACCTACAGAAGTTTCTGCACCTCATTGGCCCTGGTGGCACGGGGAAAGGCACATTTATCCGGCTGGCAAAGGCGCTGGTTGGGCATGAAAACGCCGTGGTCACCGACCTACGGAGCCTGGAGCAAAACAGGTTTGAAACGGCAGCGCTGTACGGCAAGCGGCTTGCAGCGATCACCGACACCAGCCGCTACGGCGGTAGCGTTGACGTGTTCAAGGCGCTCACGGGGCAAGACCCGCTACGGCTTGAGCGCAAGCACCAACAGCAAACCGCAACGTTCCACTTTGCGGGCATGGCCCTACTGGCTAGTAACGAGGCGATCCAAACCACCGATCTTACCGGCGCATTGGAACGACGGCGGTTAACGGTTCGCTTCGATCATGTGGCCTCCGATGAAGAACGCCGATTATGGGATTCCCAGGGCGGCGAATCGGCCGTCCTTCATCGGGAAATCCCCGGATTGGTGAATTGGTTGTTGGCATTGAGTCGCGAGGATGTAACCCGGCTCATTACCCAGCGCCCAGCCAAGGTAGAGGCGGCAAACATGGAAGCGTTGCGGGTCAGCAATCCAATCGCGGATTGGCTGATGGACAGTCTTGTTCCTGACCCCGACGGGAAAATCAAGGTGGGTGATAAGCGTGCCGTTATCCGCGATGGCAAAACCTGCTTTGAATACGCGGATCACTGGCTGTACCCAAACTACCTGACCTGGTGTCAGCGGAATGGCCGCGAGGCACTCTCGCTGACCCGGTTTTCTGGCCTGGTTTTAGATATGGGGCGTGTTCTCGGCAAGGGCTTTACGAAGGAGCGGAGCGAACAGGGCGTTCACATCAAAGGGCTTCGTTGGCCGACACCAGCCGATCTTCCTGAAGGGTCTGAAGGGTTAACCCTTCAGTGGCTGAAGGGTTCATGTAGGGTTGATAGTCAACAAGTCATTGATTCTGATAAACCTGAAGGGTCTGAAGGGTTTTTAGACATTTTTATTCCTACACGCGCGCACGCGCGCGAGAATCCTTCCAGTGACCCTTCATTGGTCGCGCGCATTCTTGGATTAATCGGAAGTTCACCGGCTGGCATCACCCACGATGAAATCGCCCGGCAATGCGGCAATGGCAAGGGCGCGAGTTCGGCGATGATTGAGAATGTCCTGCACCGCTTGGCTATCGAGGGCGTAGTAAGTCGTCAAAACGGACGCTGGGTTGCGATAGGTGCTCCATGAAAACCACACACCGCGCTAAACAATTCGCAACGCATCGGGTCCGGCGCAGCGCCGAATCCAAACGCGCGGCGGCGGATCAATTTCGCCAGCGGGCATTGGATAGAGCGCTGACCCGCGCTCTTAAGGCGACGGCCGACCGGAAGGCCACGGCACCATGAAACCCCTCCTTGTACCGCTTCCAATCCGGCAACGGCATTGCCGGGTATGCCGCGCTCCGCTTCCGCTAACAGCCCCAGAAAGCCATCGACTCTGTCGGCAATGCTGGCGCTGGTGTGCTGCTGGGAGTGCGCTAAAAACAGCGTCCAGGGCGATCAGAGAAGGCTGATGATTACGATCAATCTGGAGGGTTATCTATGCGCTGAACCACGCGCAAGAATCGGTCGCGCTGGGCAAATCGCTGTCGTCGCGAAAATGCAGGTAGATGGCGTCGAAACCGGTTCCGGTTGGGTTGACATCGTGGCCTATGCCACGGTGGGAGAGTGCCTGGCGGCGCTGGACATGGGCGCGAGAATTGAGATCACAGGAACGCCACGGCTACGCGCCTGGCGTGGCCCGCAGGGGCGGCCGGTTGCCGGGTTGGCGGTTGAAATCGCAACGCTGGAGGTGCTGGAGACTGTCTGCTAGATGCATGGGAACGCAAAAACATATTTCGGAGTTTACCCCGGTCATACCCGATGGAGCGTTGTTCTACGCCAGCCATATCAATGGCTTGAAAAACATTCTTGTCCTCTCTGTTTTGGCGCTGGCTTAAGCCTCCAATTTTTGACCGTGTGCAGATATCCAGGTACCCACCTCCCCCAGTACCCACACGGCCACGTACTGCCGAGCCCCCACCCCTGGCACTTATCCAACTCATCCGCCGGTGATCCATTCTCCCCGACCTAACCCTAATCCGTGAATACTGCGCCACACCAAATTCAAGATTATTCCCATTATCATGAAAAAACACTTGTATATAAATCAATAAGTTATATTGATCAGTCAACCATAAATCAGTTTAAGCTATTTTATCAATAAGTTACGTTGCATTCATGAATGACAAGGCAGTTTTCATGCACATCATAAGCAACCAAAACTAGGATTAATTATTAAATTTATCAATATATTATATAACTAATTCATCAAATGCTTCTCAGAGTCATGAAGAGTAATTCAAAACTTGGCACTGTATATGCTAAATAAAAACCAAGTTATTGAGTTATGTCGGATTAATTTAATTGCTCGCTATTTAGACAGGTTTTATCCACAGACATGATCAAGCCATGAAGCCTCTGCTTGCCTACAATCAGCTAAATAATCCAACCTCCACACCATGGTTTATGTCGGGTTAAACCTGCCTCCAGGCACATCATTGTCAAGCAGTAAAGCCTGCTAGTTGTTTACTCGATTTAATCTAGTTAGGACATCACTCTATGAGTAAGCGGTATGATCATAAGCAGCTTGCCTTATGGATATCAGCAGCCAGTTTTGCCCGACTCAAGGCGCTGGCGGCCGACGAAAAGACCAGTCAACCCAAAATTATTGAACGCGCGTTGGAGCAATACCAGCCAATCAATGAACCTGCTAGAAAAGTGCTAGAAGATCGACTAGACGAACTGGCAGGCATCCTGGCAGACCAGCAGACGCGATTGAAAGCGCTGGAAGCTAGTCTAGTTATGACTAGGCAGCCGCTAGAGCCTGGAACCCGTCGGCTTAATTTATCTAGCCAAAAACTAGACAAAACTAGATTGCTGGATGAGTCTAGCCAAAAACTAGATATTGCCGACCGAAACCGGAAGGTTTTTGAGTTACATCAACAGCAGGTGTCCGGGCGAAAGATTGCTGACATACTAGGGCTAGGAGAAACCACGATACGCCGGATTCTTAAAAAATCAGCACCTATGGAAACCCCTAACAAATAATCATGCCGTTCGTTTCGCCTGGCGCTGGCGGACGGGTTCCCATGTTGATGGTATCGCCCAGGCCCGGCCGATCCGGTACGCCCCTGGAATATCCCCCCGGTTGGCCAATCGCTTGACCCAGGTTCGGGTAAACCCGACCCGTAACGCCGCCTCTGTGCATGACTCATACGGTTTATTAGTTGCCATAGTGTTAACTCTCTGCTAATGTTCATTATGGCAACTATACCACAGGAATGCACCTGCTATGACCAATCAGACTGATTCATTGGTTCTAGATATTTTGAAGCGTATCCAGGCGGATATCGCCGACTTGAGGCGCGAGGTTGCCGGGAACAGCGTCCAAATTGCGGCCATGGGTCAGCAGGTTGGCGCATTAACCACGGCAATCTATTCCGGCAAATCGGAAATGGAAGATTTCAAGCGACGGCTTGAACGCATTGAACGCCGTTTGGAACTGAGCGATACGCCCCCACACTGACATTTAATAAGCGCCCAGCATGGCGTCTTATCTACGCCATGCTGGGCTTCCCACCGTGCCAACCAACAGGAGAAGGCACCATGAGCGGCATTTATTCTGATCGACCCTGGCCTGACTTGAAAGGGTATTCATCCGAACAAACGAGGAAGCTTGCTGCGGAGACCCTTAGTTGTGCCGCCAACGCCCTAACCGGGCTCGTTGCTTTATTAGAATCGCATCAAAATCAAGCCTTTCATGGCCTTGCAGCGATTCTCAAAAATGTTGAGGATGACGCCTGGCTGGCGCTGGTTCTGATGTACGACGAACAGCGCACGAGCGAGCATGTGACACTAAAGAAACCGCTTGATTCTGCCAGAAATTAGCATATTCTAGAGGCAACTAAGGCAGATTTATTAAGCCGACCTCCCTGGAATGGGGCGTCGGCTTTTTGCGTTTCTGGAGACTGAAAACATGCCCGCATTTAGAAATGATACACAGACAATGCAGTTGCAGGAGCAAATTGACAACGGCCTGTCCATTGGCACTGGCCGCCTACGGCTGATCAAGGAGACACAATTGCCGATGACCGTTCGGCGAATTTTGGCAAATTTTGACCATTGGCATAGCCCAAAGCTGGCGGCAGAGCAGCAAATACTTCTGAGCGAAAATGCGACGTTTGCTGGAAATATGGAGATGCCAGCGAGTTTCCAGCGCACGATTATTAAGGAGACTTACAGTGATTTTAAATTGCTCGATCTTGTTAATGTCCTTACTGATCAAACGATGCAATCAACCACAGCAATTCCTTATGAAATTCGTCTGCCTGGAACACTTTTTAACGACGGCATTGTGGCCGAATCATCACCTATTCCCAAGGCAGGGATTCGTCAGGAATTGGAGTTTGCTTATATTAACGCGATGAAAATGAGCGCTATCGTATCAAACGAAGCGCAATTTTTTAGCGCGTCAATATCGGCTGACTGGGACGCGATGAGCCGTTGCATTGCCAGCAACGCGGGATTGATTCGTGAGCGCGTGTGCCGCCGAATCGCCAACGAAATGCAGCGCGCCAGCGATGCTTATCAAGCCTCGGCCGTCACGGGCGAGGATATCGCCGGGCAATTAGACGGCGGAACCAGCCTGCTAAAACTAGCAAATTGGCCGTTGGTGCGACCGCATCAGCAGCGCAACTTGCAGGGTACAGCGATTGGTGATCCAGAATGCCCGATCACACTAACCATCAATTCTGCGGAGGTACCTCCGTTCGACGGTAGCGGCAACCAATCCGCTGGCATCTATTACGCGGTCGCTAATTTCAATCTCGGGCTCATCCGGCTGGTTGACCAAA